CAAGATTGACTACAAGTTTATAGGGAACGTACATGACGAGATACAATCGGAGGTGGCTTCAGAACAAGCAGAGAAGTTCGGCTGGCTCGCAGTCGAGTGCATCAAGGCGGCTGGCATTTCTTTTCAACTCAGATGCCCGCTCGACGGAGAGTACAAAGTTGGATCAACGTGGACGGAGACACACTGAGGATATTTTTATGAACTCTTGCAATACTTGTGGTGTTGAACTCACAGAACAAAACTGGAATTTAAGCTGGAAAAAAGAGGGCCGATTACAATGCAAAAACTGCAACAAGAAACACAACGATAAATCAAACTTAAAAAGAATGTGGGTAAACGGAAAATACATACCACAAAAACACCCTTTGTACAAGCCAGGAAGATACAAGACGTTTACTGACGCTGCCTTTGACAGTCTATCGAAGTACGAACTGAGTCGTGAGGGACAGGTGTACATCATTACCAACCCTAACTTCCCTGAGTGGGTCAAAGTAGGCATGGCTGTGGACTCAGAGGATAGGCTCAACGGCTATCAAACATCGTCACCGTTCAGAGATTACTCTCTGTTCTCCTGCTGGTCTGTTGCTGACCGACGATCTGCTGAGTCAGAAGCCCATGCTTTACTGGAGAAATCTTTTGACCGCAAAGGCGAGTGGTTTAATTGCACACCAAAGCAAGCACAGTCATCTATGTCTGAACTAATGGAGAAACATAAATGAATGACATTTACAGGCTAGTAGACGATATTTACAAGGTAGTCTCTAACAAAGAGGTTCCCGAAGGTGTCGATCTATACGAAGAGATAGACCGCTTTGGCGAGAACTGCAAGCGCCTCATGTCTAACCTGTTCACAGAGAAACGTGACGGACGCAGGCTGCGAATGTCAAACATTGGTCGTGATGATCGCTACCTGTGGAACGTGGTGAACAACCCTGACGTACAAGAGGAAATGACTCCTAACACGTATGTCAAGTTTATGTACGGGCATCTGATCGAAGAGATGCTCTTGTTTCTAACCAGAGTCTCAGGACACGAGGTGACAGATGAGCAAAAGAAATGTGAGGTGGGAGGCATCACTGGCTCTATGGACTGTAAAATTGATGGTGTTGTCACTGATGTTAAAAGCACTTCCACTTTTGGGTTTAAGAAATTCAAGGACGGAAGTCTCGCTTTTGATGATCCGTTTGGATACGTTGCTCAAATTAAAGCGTATGCACATTCTGAAGGGGAAAGTACGTTTGGTTGGCTAGCGATGGACAAACAGAACGGACATCTAACTTACCTGATGTACGATTCTGAAGACACGCAGGCTCCTGTGTACGAAAAGATTGGTTACGACATAGAGGAGCATATAGAACGCGTAAAAAAGCTAGTGGAGCAGCCAGACGCACCGGAGCATTGTCACGAAGTCGTACCAGATGGCAAAAGTGGCAATCAAAAGTTAGCCGTTGGTTGTTCTTATTGCCCTTTTAAGCACACTTGCTGGCCAGGAGTCCGAACATTCCTGTACTCAAGCGGTCCCAGATACTTAACAGAGGTGGTCAATGAGCCGAAGGTCCAAGAAGTCTTATCCTAATGAATTTAGATCAGGGTTTGAATATGACGTATCGAAACAGCTACAACCATACGGCTTTAGCTACGAGCCGTTCCAAGTACCGTACAAGATCGAACGCAAGTACACCCCAGACTTTGTGTACGAGAGGAACGACCAGCAGTATCTCATTGAGTGCAAAGGATATTTCAGAGCAGGAGACACCCAGAAGTATCGCTCAATCGCTAACTGCCTTGGAAGCAATCAAGAACTTATCTTCATACTTATGAAGCCTAACCAAAAAGTGAGCAAAAGTACCAAAAATACTATGGCTCAATGGTGTGACAAACATAACATTTTATGGTATAATATAGATACTCTTAAGGAGTTAGTTGATTATGTCTCTGACACTAGACGAAATTAAGGAGCGTCTGTTGCAAACTTATGACCCCGACGATCTACTGGAAGCACTACAGATTTCATCTGAAGAAATCCTGGATAGGTTTGAAGACAAGTTGTTACGCAAACTAGACGAGTTTCAAGAGGATTTGGAGGAAGAAATCTATGAGCAATGAGTGGACAGACTACACCAACAAATCTCTGGATGACGCTACTCCTAAAGAGTGGGACAAAGTAAGCAAGACAGCCACAGGTAAACTGGCTCATCCTCAGGACACTCATAACCCCGTGACTCAGCCCGATCACTACAACAAGGGAGCCATCGAAGCCATTGAAGCAATCAAGGCGTCCATGCACCCGCAGGAGTACAAGGGCTATCTCAAGGGGAACTGCCTGAAGTACCTCTGGCGCTACGAGTACAAAAACGGTGTAGAGGACTTGCGGAAGGCTAGGGTCTATCTGGATTGGTTGATTAAGGAGATTGCCTTATGAAAGTCATAGAGGGGGACTTTGGTAAAAAGAAAGAAGACAAAGGGGTCATACCCACTACTGAGTTTTTAGCAGCGTTTGCCCTGAAAGCAGCAGACTACGAAAAAGACGATAGGGACGTTAAAGCCATTGTTTTGATGTACGAGGACGGTGGAGTATTTGAAGTAGCCTCTAACGAACAGTACCCTGATGGTGTGTTTATGCTCCTACACATGAGCGCACACGCAATACTAAACGAGACACTAGGAGTAACAATATAGATGGACGCATATCAACAATACATACACAAGTCTAGATACGCACGTTACCTACCAGAAGAGAAGCGGCGCGAGACTTGGGAGGAGACAGTAGGACGTTACGTAGGCTTTTGGGGAGACTCACTACCGGAGAGTGACCGTAAGGAAGTGTATGAGTCTATCCACAAGCTAGACGTAATGCCCAGCATGAGGGCGTTGATGACAGCAGGCGAGGCGCTGGATCGTGACAATGTGGCTGGGTTTAACTGTAGCTACCTACCTATAGACCACCCTAAAGCCTTTGACGAACTGATGTACGTCCTGCTATGCGGAACAGGCGTAGGCTATTCTGTGGAGCGTCAATACATACAGAAACTACCGGAAGTTGCGGAGGAGTTCCATGACACAGACACAGTTATTAATGTGGCAGATTCAAAGATTGGATGGGCGAAATCGTTTAGGGAGTTGGTATCGCTGTTGTATTCAGGTCAAGTTCCTCAATGGGACGTTAGCCGAGTACGACCTGCGGGTTCCGCGCTCAAAGTTTTTGGAGGTAGAGCAAGCGGTCCAGAACCTCTGCTCGACTTATTCCGATTCACTGTGGCACTTTTTCGGGAAGCGGCTGGAAGAAAACTTAGCTCCATTGAATGTCACGATCTCTGTTGCAAAATTGCTCAAATCGTCGTTGTCGGAGGAGTCAGAAGATCAGCCCTCATCAGTCTCAGCAACCTCACAGATGACAGACTGCGACGATGTAAGCACGGTCAGTGGTGGGTAGATGAGCCTCAGCGTGGTCTGGCGAACAACTCAGCCTGTTACACAGAGAAGCCTGACTTTGAGGCGTTCCTAAACGAGTGGACAAGTCTATATGAATCAAGATCTGGTGAACGAGGTGTCTTTAGCCGAGTGGCAAGTCAAAAGCAAGCTGAAAAAAACGGCAGACGAGATGCTACCTTTGATTTTGGAACTAATCCGTGTAGCGAAATCATCCTCAGACCCTATCAATTCTGCAATTTATCAGAGGTTGTTGTCAGGCATGACGATACACTCGCAAGCCTCAAACGGAAAGTACGTGTTGCGACAATACTTGGAACTCTACAAGCTACCCTGACAGACTTCCGATACCTGCGTAACATCTGGAAGACTAACACGCAAGAAGAAGCACTGCTGGGCGTATCCCTGACGGGCATCATGGATCACCCTCTGCTCTCTGGGCGTCAAGACAAGAGCAAGCTAAAGAGATGGTTAATGGAGATGCGTAATGAGGCTATCGTCACTAATGAGCAGTGGGCTAAAAAGCTGGGTATTAATCCGTCTACAGCAATTACTGCAGTTAAGCCTAGTGGCACTGTTAGTCAGTTGGTCGATAGTGCTAGTGGCATCCATCCTAGGTATAGCAGTCAATATATTCGGCGGGTTCGGGCAGACTCTCGTGACCCACTTTGCTCTGTCCTAGAGGCCGCTGGTGTCCCTGTGGAGGACGATCTAATGTCCCCTAGTACACGGGTATTCAGCTTCCCTATAGCGGCTCCTGAGGGCGCTGTGACAGCCTCAGAGATGGGTGCTATGGAGCAGCTAGAGCTATGGGAGATATATCAGGACTACTGGTGTGAGCATAAGCCGTCTATGACCTGCTACTACCGTGATGATGAGTTCCTGGAGGTAGGACAGTGGCTGTACAACAAGTTTGACAAGGTATCTGGAATTTCCTTCTTGCCCTACTCAGACCACACGTACCAGCAGGCCCCTTATGAACCTGTGGATAAGGCTACCTTGAAAGAACTTAAGAAGGGGTTCCCTACAGAGATATCGTGGGATATTGAAGAGGCCAGCGATATGACTGAAGGGTCACAACAACTGGCCTGCACAGGTAACAACTGCGAGTTATGACATAAAGAAGATAGAGTAACCTCTGTCGTTACTGCCTACGTCCTCTGGCTTCTCTTTAGGGTCATGGGACGTAGGTATTCCTTCAGCCTGCATCTTCTTGATGCGGTCTTTTGACTTCTGGCACATACTGTGATAGTCAATAGATGTGTAGCTTACTGTGTGCTTATCGTCTGTCATTGTAATGTTACCTCCCAGCGTTAGCCGCTGCCTTTAGTTCTGCAAACAATTTAGGGTCTTCTGCTTTAAGTCTTTCTAAAGCACCTTCCTTGGCCTCTAAGTTCCTGAACAAAGCCGCTTTACCAGTTATAGGCATTTGTCTAAGCAGTTCTTTTCTTTCTTCAGAAAACATAACCCCCTGAGGCACCATAGCTTGTGCAACAGCGCCTGCTTGACCGCCTGTTGTCCTTGCTGTGGTTACGCCAGCTTTTTTTGCGGCCTCTCCTACTGCTTCGCCAACACCTCTTAACGCCGCCTGACCTCTTGTTTGTCCAGCCAGAAGACGTTGTGTAACCTCACGAGAAAGAATGTTAGCGCCTATAGAACCAGTAACAAGCGTTGATCCTATTTGCTCACTTATTCTGGGCAAAAATAACCCAGCCGCTTGACCAACTAACGCTGAATTAAACAGCGACTCAAAAACACTAGGCTTGAAAGAGCTAGGCATCATTTCTCTAAGGGCGTTTACCTCTTGTTTAGCCCTAGCTACCTTGCTATCAATATCAGCCAGTTGTAGAGCTAGTCGTTCTTTTACTTCTGCTATTTTTATATCTAACGCCTGCCTGCCTTCGGCTCCTGCCTTTTGAACTTGCTGTTGTTTTCTTAAAGCTGCAATTTCTGCTTCTGCTTCTGCTGTAATTTTATCTCTTTGTCTTTGTAAAGAGGCCGATAACTGCGCTCTGTCTGCAATAGCTTGCTTTCTGACATCATTAGCTTCTCTGTTAGCCAAATCAATTATGTTGTCTTTGTTTCTTTGGGTTGTCTGGGCCAAACTTTGCGCTTCGTCCTGAAGTCTTCCCTGACCACGCGCAACAAACCTCTTACTGTATTCTTTTAGTGACGCTAAATAATCAGAAGCATCAAAAGCACCCATCCTTGCTTTTCCGTCTGACGCTTTTGCAACGGCGCTATCAACAAGACTTCTGATACTCCACGCCGTTTTGTCAGCGGCTAAGATTGCCAACTCGTCTTCATCTAAACCCGCTTCCAGCAAATCATCAAAGTAAGTTTGAACCTCTGACGCAAAACGTCTAGTAGAAGTAGCGCCCTCGCTTAACCCGCTAATTGCTTTACCTATGGTACTTCTGAGTTGTACTAAATCTTCTCCTGAAATAACACCGTCAGGGGCGTTTTTAGCTATCTGTTCTGTAACGTAGGTTTTAATTCTAGCAATAATATTGGCTGTTTCTCCACCCACTAGCGCAAGGTCCGAGAAATCATCTTCAATGTCATCAATAAACTTTAATACACCGTCTGGGCTTATTTCATAAGTCTTGCCGTTAGCTACGGTAAAGCCGTGTCTCCTCCACAAATCATCTAAAAAAGCATTAGCAGCTTGCGGGTCCATCAAACCAAGTTCATTAATTTCATCAGCCGTTGCTCCTGGCGGTGCGGCCTCACGTAAAGCCTTACCACGGAAAAAGGCGTTAGCCGAGTTTGTAGCTTCATCAGCTTCTTTTACAGCATGAGCGCGTAAAGCCCCAGCACTTTGTTTAGCCGCCTGCAGTTCTGCTATTTGAGTGGTATAGTCTATTTTAGCCTGCCCTTTAGCCTGCCTTGCTAGTTCTTCTAGTTCTGCAATTTGATCGTCAATTTTGAGGCCTGTTTCTTCTATAGATTCTGCTGTGTTTCTGTTTATAGCCTCTTTTGCCGACTGTGTTTTGCGCCCAGCTTCCTGAACAGTTTTAGCCCCATCAATTTTAGCAGAGGCTGTTGTTACGGCCCTGCCTGCCATGTTTCTAGCCTGTTGTTCAGACAGCGTCTTACCGCCATAAGCCTTAGAAACAACGTGCCTATAAACGCCAGCAAGACCGTGGTCAGTAAACATTAAATTAATAAAGTTTCGTCCTTCCCCTAGCTGTTGAGCAGTTTTAGACGCAGTAAAAAAGTCCCATCCTTTTTTAACTCCTGAAAAAGCAAACGGAACTGTTGCTGAAATACCAGCGGTCCACGCAGCGTTCTTAGCTTTTTCTTCGTCCGTCATTCCCTCGTAGCCTATCACAAGTCCTTCCCCAGCAGCTACTAATGAAGCGGCTGCAGGAGTCGGGGCTTTAGAAATAAGCTGTGACGTTACGCCGCTTTGCTGTCTACCTAACTGAGCCGCAAGCAAAGCACCTTCATCAGCAGACTGTGCAACGCCTGTACCTAGTGTAGAAGCTATTAGAGACTGTGTTTTAGCTGCTTGCGCCCCTTGCCTAAGCCTGTTGGCTTGTGTGAGAAGTTGACCCGCTTTTAGTGAGGCAGGAGAAAGTACGTTACCTGCTATGTTGGCTGTCATAGACAACACAGGGCTTTCTTCTGCAAAGCGAGCAGACATAGCCTCTTCCTCTTGTAAAATCTGCTCCCTAAGTTCAGACACAGTTAAGTCTCTAAAGGCTTCTGGCTCTAGAAGTTTAACAACAGCGGCTGAAATATAGCTAGATATTTCTTCACCTTTATTTAACCAAAGGCCGTCTACAAACGCCCGAGCAGTCATAAACATATCGTCAGCAGTAACTTCGTCAGAGTCTACCTTTTCTACGTAAGACTGTAGGTGTTCTGCTGTGTACTGTTCTTGTCGCTGTAGTGGACCCATTGCGTCTATTGCATACGGATTAGAAAAACCTACGCCAGCACCTAAAGAAGCATACGGGTTGTCTTCTGATATTTCTTCACCTGTAAATACACTTTTAGCCATGTTATTACCCTTAGCGGTAGAATTTAGGAGTAAACCCTAAAACTTCTGTGACTTGTCTAATTATTCTCTGTTCAATGTCAATAGCTTCTGCTTCAGTTTTAGCGTTTGCTTTTTGTTCTTCCATGTCTGCTAACGCTCTCTGCATTACAACACCGTATTGCTGTTTTTTATCCTCAAAACCTACCATAGTGCCGTCTAGCCCGTTGTTTATCTGTGAGGCTAAGTGCCTATCAGCAACAAGCGCCATATCACTAGAGGCCGCGAGGATTCTTTCTTCAGCCTGTAGATAACTTAAAATTTCTTCTGAACTTGCGTTGTCGGCGGGAAAACCCTGAGAAAAAATCCTAACATCAGTATCAGACGCTACACCCGGAGGCAAAGAATTAATAATATCCGTGTTTCTCGTCCTTAAGAAAGCTGTTTTATCTTCTTCTTCAGCGTCTCTTAAACCAGCAATGTTTAATACGGAAGTTCTCCAATCACTAATAATACCTGTGCTTTTGTCTGGCTCCGCTATAAGACGCCCCTGTAAAGCCCTGTTTCTGGACAAACCAACTGCAGCTTTTGTAGACTCTTTTGATATGTTACCGTTTATTTTTTCTACTGCAGAACTTATGTTTCCCCTGTCCGGTTTCTCTTCGATTGCCTCCAGTTTACCATAATCAATGTTACCATCGCTGTCTATAGCGTCTTGTATAGACTGAGGATCGTACTTCCCTGTCAGCGCTAATTTAAAAGCCCTATCGGTTCCTTCGTCTTTGTCTTTAAAAGGAACACTAGCCACTTCGCGCATCTCACCGTTTGGGCCTCTCTCAAAAAACACAGTTCCTGGTGTGCCTTTTATAAGGTCATCTTTTTTGCCAAAGTTTTTCCCTGCTTCATAAGCCTCTAAAACTTGTGCTTGTGTTCCTCCCGCCCTAATAACAAAACTTGAAGCTGTTTTTAGTTGCTCGTAAGGGACGCCACGTTGAGCAGCACGAGTAATTACGCTTAGACCTTCTTGCAGTCCTTGCGCTTTTCCAGCATCTATTTTTTCGATAGCCGTCTGAGCCGCATCAAAGAACAACTTAGCCATGTCGTTGTTACCCTCTGAGGCGTACTTCTGGCCCAAAGCATTTAACTGTGCAGGGTTGTTAGCGTTTTGCTGAAGCAACTGCTGTACTTCTTGAGCAGTCTTTTCTTTTGCTCGCCTGTCGATGTTTTCTACTACCCCTGTACCAACACCAGTTATCAGGCCTCCGATCCCTTCACCAAAATTTTCAACCCCTTGGCTAATCCGTTGCCCAATACTCTGACCGCTTCTGGCAAGCATACCGCCAATGTCATAGTTTCTAATAGTCATTGCTTGCGCTCCTTAAATTAGCTTTGAGTAGTTTACTGTCAGATAGCCGTGATCGCCACGGATAACCGCTTCTGGCATAACTTGCTGAACCTCTTGAGCAAGGACACCAACCGTAGGAGTATCACCAGCAAGGCGCTTGCCTTCCTCAGTCCAATCCCAAGTGTACAGGTTGATACCGCTGTCGAGAGAACCTACTTTAGTGATGTTATCTTTCAATCTAATATCGCTAAATGGAAGTTTCTTTATGATTTCTTGGGCAATGCCGCCTGTTGTTCCAGTTATTGACCCAAGCAGTCCTCCAGCACCGCCAAACATTGAGCCGTACAACTCGCCCAACGCAGCCTGTTGTCCTACGCTACCAGAGAGGTTAGCCAGAGCAGTTTCAAGATCGTATTCACCCTGCTGTCTACTTGCCACATCAACCATACTAGCAACATCAAGAGAAGGAGCAAAGGAAGACAACAGTGCCGCCTGTGGTGCGTAGCTCTGTTGCAAGAACTGACCGCCCAAGGACGCTTGTTGTGCCTGCTCTGCTTGTGCCTGTTGCATCGCACCCAGCATTGCTTGGTTTCTAGCTTCAGCCTGTGCTTTTTCCATAGCAAACGCTTCAGGAGTACCACCAAACATATTGGTTTGAACACCAAGGCGTCCCTGATTCATCAGGCGCTCTTCCAGCATTAGACGCTGACGTTCTTCCTCAGGAGACTGTGCAGCCCTAATTCGCTGATAAATGTCCTGCTCACGTTGTGCCATAGGGCCTGCTGCTTGACTATAGAAGTTCCCAGCGCCTTCAAACAACTGCTGTTGCATTACCTCCTGTTGAGGGTCTAACGTAAACGTAGTCCCTTCTGGACCGCCTGTTACACCACCAACGCTAGAAGCAACCGTAAAGGGCTTAAACGTCATATCAGGGGACGCTATCTGCGGCAGATCAGTAGTATACAGTCCCTTAATTTCTGAAGGAATTTCGTTATATAAATCAGCCGCGAAACCCCCTAAAAGATCACTTAGGATTCCCATTAGTAAGTACCTCCATCAATCGTGACGGTATCGGCACTTCCTAAGTCAACAACCACATTACCTGTAATTGTTAGATTTGGCACTGTCACCGTTCCAGTAAAAGTAGGAGAAGATAAGTCAGCCTTAGTTGCGCTTGCTGTTACAATCGCGTTGAACTCAGTATCAAACTCACTACCACGAATAACTTTGCCACTATCTCCAGAAGGTAAACTGTCCTTAGCGGTAAAGTTTGTTGTCTTTGTATAATTGCTCATACTGTTTTACCTATTAATGCTAATACGTTAATTTCTTGGAGAGATAAAGCAAAGCCGTTTATGTCAGCCTCCATGCCAATAGTTATCACACTACCGTTCCCTGTGCCTGCCACCGCGTTTTTAGTGGTCAGTTCTCCACCTGTATATTCACCTATATTAAACTCATCCACCGCATAAAATGCTGGCGTTTGGTTACCCACATTAAAACTGTACGTCTTAAAGGCTGTCCCAAAATCGTAAGCCCACTTCATAAATACTGTAGCGCCAGAAGCACCAACAATCGTGGGTCTAACTTTTTTTAGCAGTTTAATTTTTGCAGGCTCACCAAAAGTTAAGCCGGGGCTGTAATACCTAAAGCGGTACGGAGATGTATTATCCTTATAGCCCGCATACGTACCAAGTCCATCAGACGTACCAACATATAACGTACCGTCTGTATTGCGTTCAAACGACTTGTGACCAGCAGAAGGCCAACGAGTAACCCTGTACGAATTATTTTCTAATTTACCCTTAAGATCAAAACAATAAACAGTTGATTGACCGGGAAAAGCAATTAGATAAAAAGAGTTCTCAGGGCTGTACACAGAAGCCGTAGGCTCACTTCTTGCCTCAATTACTGAAATTAACTCTGTCTTAATATTTAAACTAAGATCAGATATAGGAAGAGACTTCTCTTGGATAGTACGTCCAAGGCTTCTCAAACCTGAGTTAGACATAAACAACACATCTGTACCAGTGTGCTGTACAGAGTTTCTACAGATGCACCCAACGCCTGCAATAGTGTCTTCTATCACCATGCTAGCAGGACTAGAAGCGCCTGAATACACAATAATGCTGTGTTTGCCGAAAACAATAAGTAAATCATTGTGAGCGGCTAACGCTCTTACTTCATCATAGCCGTCAGGCCATGCCTTAGATACATCTATAGAACCACTGGAACCGCCAGTAAAAGCACTGCCGTCTAAAAGGTCTGACCAGTAT